TCCAAATATCGCCTAATTTTAGATACTGAAATAGAATGTATTTCTACGAACACACCGGCACCCGCCGCTGATAAAAAGAAGTCTCACCACGACACAGAAAGCGGTAGCGGCAGTGAAAGCGGCAGTGGCAGTGGCAGTGACAGTGAAAGCGGCAGTGGCAGTGGCAGTGACAGTGAAAGCGAGAACAAGACGTATACCGTGAAAATAACACCCGAAATTATCAGCTATATTCGCAGCTATCTTCGCAAGAATCAATTTCTCGACGAATTTGACCTAATCACCGAGATAGAACTCGACCGTTATGACCACGCTCCCGAATCTGCGCTTGTTTTCAATTCGGATTCGATTGTTTTCAATACAAACAATCAAACGATTGAGGCAGTTGGTGAGTGGGAGTATCTTGCGCCGGAGAAGCCGGTGGCTGCGTCGTCGTCGTCGTCGTCGTCGTCGTCCGCGCATAAGAAATCGAAATCGAAGTCCAAGGGGGGTCGTTCGCGCGACCATGACGACGACCGCGACGACGACCGCGACGACGACCGCGGCGACGTGAAGCAATACAAAACCAAAGATGACGACCTCCCAGTGAGTGAGATTGAAGGAATTCTCAAGGATAAATTTGAAGAATATAACAAGACGCGTGAGTTTGTCATTCACGAGTCAAAGAACAGCTTTTTGGCGATGCTTATCAAATCGGTTGAAATCGTAAAGGCATAAATCAATGTAATAATAACATAGAACTGATTGTATTTTCTATGTTATGAAATGCGCGGAAGGAACTATACAAATATGGTCTCGGTGTCTGTCGACGCAGAAGTGTACGCCGGCGGTGCGGTCGGTGCGGTCGGCGCGGTCGGTGCGGTCGGCCCACGAAGACGTTCAGTTAGTAGCCCCTCGCAATGTTCTTTGAGTAAACGGTTATCCTCCTTTAATTGCGCAATTTCTTTATTGCGCTTATCAAGGTCGGCCTGTAAATTCTGAATAATCTGGACGACTTGTTGGTTATTCAATGTAACGGGTGCTTGCCCAGGCTGCTGTAAAATGATATGCCCGCCTGGACCACCCCCTGCGGCAGCCGCATCCTCCGCCATCTTCGCGCGCTCTTTTTCCAGTTGAAGAGTTTGCGCGATGACGTCGGGTTTCATTTCAGGTCGCCCGGGCGCATAATCTTCCAGCAGTTTCTCCAGTTCCACCATATAAAATCGACGTTGCGCGGCGTCTTTGATGAAATCCATCACCTTCTTGGGGGAATCGCGCACGATATCCGGGTTCGCATTTATCAGCAACTTGCGCTTATCGAATGTATTATGGTCGTGTGAGAAGACTAGGATGACCTTCATCGGGTCCAGCTGGACGAAGGGGACGGTGTAATCTTTCAGGAACGCGCGTTCTTCCGCCAGACACGCGTCTTCATTATACCGGTGCTGTTTCAACAATTTACGTTTGAACGCAAATGTTCCCGCCGTCGCGTGATTCGGTCCATAAGGTCCAAACCGCTTCATTTGCCCGATGTGCTTGAAATAAATGTAAATCTCGCTTGAACCCGCGCATAATGCGTCTGGGTGAGTAACCAGCATATGGACCGCGTGAGATACACGCTGGGGTGGGTAGTAGTCGTCATCGTCCATATACACCAGGATTTCACCGCGCGATTTCTCGTGAAGCAGGTTGCGCTTCTTTCCCAGTGTCATTTTCGTGTCATACTTGAAATACTTGACGCGTGGATGCGATGCGACCAGGTCTTCCACGGGGTCAGTGCCGTCGTCGATAATAATCCACTCCATGCGGTCTTGCGGGTAATCCTGGTTATTGAAACACGCCAACATCGCGGGAATAAAGGGGCGACGATTGAACGTGGGAGTACAAACACTTACAAAGGGGTATTTCTTGAAATACTCGGGGGTGGATTTCTCGGGTGCGCCTGGGACTGATGCGGGTGTTTTTTTGCCATTACCCATTGTATAATACGGTATATTACCTTATACAATGAATTGTTTATATTGTTTCGCCTCGCGCTCCGCGCTCCGCTCGGCGAAGTATTCGTTACTCGGAATAGAACCGACGCAATGTGACACGGTATTTGGCACAGGCGCAGAGTTGCCGAACCGAAGGTGGAACTACAGAATGACGTGAAGTTATGCGCCCCAATTCTTTATTTTGTCGAAAAAATCCATAATACCTTGCCAATAGTGCGTGAGATACAGTGTCAGCAACATCAAAATGACGATGGCGGCAACATTGAGGTCCAGATACTCAAACGCGTAAAACATTAGCGTCAAATTAAAGAAGAAGAAGATAATCGGGACATAACGAGCATACAGTTCGCGATACTGGTCCCAGTGAAGTAGCGGGTAAATAAAGAAGGTGCCGATGAATTGAATGAGTTGAACGATGTAGGATATCACAGGTAATATCCCAATACCAAATGCGGTAAATAACGACCATAATGAACCGCCAATAAATTCCTTACGATTATCGGTTTGGTTTACAATCATTCCAATCACGGTGGTGAAAAAAGGCCCACCCATCAACATAAACCCGGCGAATAAAAGAAAGACAAACGGCATAAATATAATCAACAACGGCGAGACGACGTCGTATAATTCCTTCGGGATACTGTGCGATAGTTTGGTGATATATTCAAAGATATACAGCGTCATCGCGCGGTCCGACGAGAACGAGAATATAAAAGAATTGTTAACCCATTGCTTGAATCGCGCCTTAATAAAATCCCAGTTCAGGAGATTGACTTTGGTTACTCCTTCGTCCACACTTTCTTTTATCATATCAATGTCGTCCTTCGTCAGACAGAACCATTTAAAGACGTAGGTGTCTAGAATAATTGCGGCTTTCAGGTAGATTTTTTTAGATGACGGGAGCTTGGGGTCGTCGGCGATTCCGCCGAACTTGTCTTCGCAATCAGCGTCACACGATGTATATTCATTGGTATAACAATACGGCCATTGATGACGGTCGGTGGGGAATAGTTTTTCTAGATTGAGGCTATTCATACGGATACTTTCGGGAGCACAGAAGAACAAGATGTTCACACAAATGACGGAAATAATGATTGTTTCGATGAAGAGTGTTAAGACGCTCAATCCGAATTCTTTCAGTGCGGCGATATCGAACATGGATTTCGGGGCGGCTTTCTTTGTGGCAGCCTTGCCCTTGTCCTTGTCCTTGTCCTTGTCCTTGTCCTTGTCCTCGTCCTCGCCATCACCGCCGAACATACCACCTACTTTGCTAAATGTGGTCTCTTCTTCGTCGCCGCCTTCTTCGCCGCCTTCTTCGTCTACATTTGTTTCTTCATTATCGTCATCCGCCATTGTATATGTATTCAGGTTATATATACAATAGATTATTCCTGTTCACGTTTCACGTCGCTACGTAGCTCCACCTCCGCGATGCGTCGGTTCCGCTACTCCGCTCCGTGCCTATGCCAATACTGTGCCAATACTGTGCTAAATACCGAACAACCCGGCGACGCAAACCACGGAGTGGAGTAGCGGATTCGCGAAGCGAAGGAGCTACGTAGCGACGTAAACCGCGGTGTGAAGTAGCGGATTCGCGAAGCGAAGGAGCTACGGAATCACCGCGCATACATCAACCCACAGTTCCCCGATACAAATGTCAGCACATTATACCGCTCCTCCAGAATATGAAGGTCATACGAATACAAATAAATATTCACATTCGGCTTATTCATACCGATAATCTCTCGCGTGTTCGGATTACAAATCACCTTCACCTCCGCAGCAGTATCCAACGGCGGATATATCGTCGTGAGTTCCAGCTCTATCTGGTTGAACTTACTCATATTGATAGCTCCGCTAGGTTGTAGTTCATATGGGTCCGAGTTCAGGCAGAAATTGTAACAATATATCCCCGGTTTCGCGCTTCCCCGTGTGCGCGTATATTTCTCCACGTAATTGTATACCCCCGCATCGAGCAAATTCTCGCGGTATTTCCCGTTCAACGAAATCCCCAACATCTGTAAAATGTCGCGCTCGTTCTCCGACTGAAAATCCCCCGTGATATGAAGGCCAGTCAGGCGTTTATCGCCCGGATTGATGCCCGGGCCAATGCCATTCTTCGGCCCATTTTTGTCATAATAATATCGGTCGTTCGCGAAATCGGGGCGCGCTTGCCACGCCGTCGTCTGGATATCACTTGCGGTGGTGACGATTTCCGTAAACGACGTCGGGCGCCAGTCATCGTCGATGGGCGCGGGTATGATATCATACGGCAGATAGTTATACGGCCAATTCGTATAATTGCTCCACTCGTTCCGCATATTGACATCACTCCGCTGGAAAAACATCGTCCACGACGCCACCATCCCCATCGAATTCTCTATCTTGACTTTCTTATTCCCCGTCACATCATTAAACGTCCAGTCATAATATGACTTAATCAGGTATTTCTGCTGATTCGCGGCGAACACTTTGGATTCGTCATCCGAGAGAAAACAGTAGGTCGCCATCAAGTGGACATCCGCATTCCAGTCTGTGCGAAGACTCGGGTATGAATTCAGCGATAAATCGATGCTAGGAGGAGGGTATAAAAACCGCCACATTTGGTGGAGGGGGTTCGTGAAGTCGGGTTGGACGACGGGCCAATAATTGCCAGAGTCGCCCACATCGCGAATAGTGAATAATTCCTTCACGGGACGGAGGGTAACGTCAATTTGGAGTTGGTTATATTGGAGACACACGAGGGGAAACGCCATCTTGGAGGACATTGTGAACCACGCATTAATGGGGATGTATATCTTGCGCCCGCGAATCGAGGGTTCCGCACCGGCGACATTGGCCGTGCGATAGGCATTCGGATACTGATTCAGGCGCGCACCAGAACAGCCTGGATTATATAATTCGGGGATGTGTCCTGTCATTTGGTTGTATAGGTCACGCTTTGTATTATCCAGGTCGCGCTCCACAATCGCCGCCAAATTATGGCCGGAGAAACGCTGGAGGGTCATACCACCCACGGAAATCACGATTTCTTTAATCATTTGGGTGCCGAGGTTTTCAATCCAGCGGAATTCATAGGGCGCCCACATATCGCCCACATTTGCCGGTGGATGAATGGGGCTCCAGATGGAGGGGAGTGTTACACAGACATAGGTATCCATGAGCAATTCCGCATATCTCGGCATATAAAACGTGAACTTGGACTCCTCTGTCATTCGGAGTTTCTTCTGGCCGTCGAAATCAATTCTAAACTTTTGAAGACCGAAATTCGTATATTTAAGATAGGTGCTTTTGAAGAAGGATTTTTTGGGATTGCCGTTGAGAATCACATTTTGGTTGCCAG